CACCTTCCATGGATGCAGATAATGGAAACCCTACTGTAGTCATTCTTGAATATCCAGTATTAAGAGTAATTCCGGACGACACGCCTTCAGCTGGCACTTCAGGTGCTGCTTCCAAAGTAAATTCGGCTGCCGCTAAAACTGATGCATTATTACTAAAATCGACAGGTGTACCTGCTGCTGTTGTAAAAAGTGCTGTTGTATCATATGGTGCGCCTACTGATACGGCAGGTGTATTTGGACTAAAAGCTCCTTCCATCGCAACTTGTTGAGAAAAGTCGGCATTTAAATTGCTAGCATTTGCTATCAAGCCACCTTGCGATGGTACAGGTTCTATTGTAAGAGTTGCACCTGATTGTGATGTTGCAATATTAACATTATTTAATGTAATTGGTTGTTGATAATTTATCACTCTTTCTACAACCGTAACATTTGGATTCTGAGTAAAAATAATTTGTGATGAATTACGTTTTTCTGGGGCTATATTTATTGTCCTAGACCAAAGTATATTCGGATAATCTTTGAACAATTTATTTTGTTCGAATGTTGCATTTGGATCTAGAGTTGTTACATATGGTAATGGTGCATTGCCTTGAAATGCATTTACTCGAGCTCGACCTGCAATATAAACAGTTGCTAACCCGGGTGATGTATTTGGATAGATGTAAATTGCAACTACTCTAGTACCATCTTGTTCTAAATATGTTAATGGTTCATAGTATATAGGATCACCATTGTAATCTAATATTTCTACATGTATTTCAGATTCATCGACTAGTGTATTATTTGCCGCATTAATTTTAAATAAATTTTTACCAGACGTTAATCGATCTGGAAAATTTAATACATTAAAGTAGTTGTCCGATAAAGGGGTTGTATCAAAGATTTCAATCGTTGATATATCTTTAATACCCCTATATGGTACTGTTTTTCTTAATTTTGGTAAGTTCCAAGTTCCTGCCGGCATATAATTTCACCTATTTTTATAATAAATATCAGGCTAGCCTAATTCACCTAGGTAAAGTCTATTTCAGAGTATCCATTAACTTTTTTGATTTCAATAAGCTTGTCTACAATATCTCTCATAGCATCTATATGAGAAATGCACATTAAAAATCCAAATTGTGACTTTAAGTAATCAAACAATAAAAACATTGAATTTAAATTATCTGAATCTAATACTCCAAAGCCTTCGTCGATGGCCAAAAAGTTTGGTCTTGGCAAATTGGATACATTTATTAATGAAGTTCTTATTGCTAATGATGATATGAATTTTTCCATTCCAGATGTTAATTCTAATGGCCAATAATTGTCATCATCATATACAATATGAGCATTAATATTTTTGCCATCTGTATGTAATACAATTGTAAATTCAACAACTTGATTAAGAATATTATTTATTTCAGATTCTATTTGTGGAAGTGCTTTTGTTATTAAATGGTAAGGAACTCCGTCTCTATTAACAGCCTTTTGATAATATTCATATCCTTGATATTGTTGTTCTAGTTCTTTTAATCTATCTATTCCTCCCTGGGCATCTTCTCTTGTCTTTTCTGCCATTTTTAATTTACCAGAAAGAGTTAATAATTTAGAATCCAATTGACCCAATTCTAAACTAACTGTTGATATTTCATCTCTAACTTCTTGTATTTCCGAGTCCTTAGTTTTATTATATTCTTGATTATCTAATTGTTTTAACGACTTTTTTAATTCTGCTTTACTAGTTTTAATATCATCACGACACTTATGAATTTTCCATTTGAATTGTTCAAGTTCTGATTCTTGTAATATTAATGTCGAACGAGATTCACTACAACTGTACATTAAATTATTATAAAACTCTAGTTTTTCCTCTGGCTTATCTATTTCTATCGCATCAATGCCACTACCAATATGTTTGATATCAAATTCTATAACTTGTTGTTCATCTATTAATTTAGGTAATAAGTCTGCAACTTGTTGAGTTTCTTTTAACCACGGATTGGCCATACAAAAACTACAATCTTCATCCCATTCGTGCTTATCTAATTTAGATACCATTTTTTGAGCATGTTGTATTTTAAGTGATTTTACTTTCAAATCATTTACTAATTGTAATGCCTCTGACTCATACTCTGCCTTTAATGATAGTTGTTCTTTTAATTTATTGACATCAATTTTATTGAGTGTTTGATCCGTTTCTTTAATGAGTTTTTTTTGTTCACGAATTATTTCTTTTTGAGTATCTCTATCTGCAATAACTTCTACTAACTCATTTTCCATCCGTTCAAGGTCTAATTCAATATCTTCTGGAGGTCTCAATGTATCATCAACCTTTTTCAATTCTTTAGACATTGTAAAAATAATATCATTAAGATTTGTTTTCATATCTTCATGTTCTGTTTTATCAACTTTCATTTGTTCATATGAACCAGTATATTGAGTTATAACATCTCTAGCAGCAGATAAGTCGGTTGAAAAATCTTTTCTTTTATACTCCCTAATTAATGCAGCTGTCTCTCTAATATCTTCATGTCCAATTTGGTACAGTTGCTCAAAAATATCAATATCTAAAAACTGTGATAATAATTCTTTTCTTTCTCTTTGACTTTTATCAATAAACCCAGTATTGTTATTTTGTAATGATAATGCTGTTAAAACAAAATCATCATATGTTCCTAGATATTGTTGTATAATTTTATTTGTAGAATCTCGTTGATCTCCGTTTAAATTTTCTTCATTTCCGGAGGCATCTATTCTCCAAAAGTTTACATTAACTTTCACATGACCATTTCCATGTTTTTTAGCTTTACGTTCAATAAAATAAGTATACTTACCTAATTCAAATTCAAACTTACAATGAAAGGTAGATTTTTTATTGTTTAGTACATGTTTAGCTTTTTTAGTTCTACTACATTTATCAAAACATGCAAATGATAATGCATCTAACAATGTTGACTTACCTGAAGCATTAGGTGCAAATAGTCCATATAGTCCATTCATGTTTGTAAAATCAATAACATTATTTGGACCGTAACTAAACATATTTGAAAATTCAAATGTTTTAGGAGTCCATGTAATATTTCTAGTCAATGTACTTGTTGGTAATTTACTATGAACTGTCCTATTAATATGTCTTATGGTATCTAATAATTCATCATCTAATGCATATTCATCAGTTAAATATTCTGATATAACTTTGTTTTGCCATTCAACATCACGAATATTACCAAAGTTAATTTTTTTCTTTTCATCATTTGTATTCAATGCATTTATTTTCTGAATTGAAATATCCTGGACTTTATATTTTGATTTAATTTTAGCAACTAGTTCTTTTAATGTTGCAGAATCTGTATCCTTTACTTTTAGTCTCAATCTAGGACGTAATGGTATTTTATCACTAGGGTTGAGTATCTTTCCATTTTCTACTTGATATGTATAGTATCCATAATCGTTTGGTATATCAACAAACTCACACTTCTTGGAATCTAGATCCCATACCATTATTCCATGTCCTAATGCTTCTCCATGGTTTTGTTGAATCAAAGATCCGGCATATGCAATTGTTTTTTCATCATCTAAATACTGTGGTTTATGGATATCTCCTAACAATACTAAGTCATGTCCTTTAAACATATTTGTAGTAACATGAGTATTACTTAAAGTAAATCCAGCATCAGTAGATGCATTATGTACCGACCCATGATGTAATGCAATCTTATAATCTCCTTCAAAATCATCAGCTTTTATATAATCAATTGGTTTATTATATACCGACATTACGTTAAAGTGTACTCCGGAAATACTATATATACCATTGTCTTTAAGATAGTGTAGTCTTTGATGATTTAAGGCTTTAACGATTGGACTAAGGGCATCTAGACGATAACTATTATTTAGGTTACAATCATGATTACCTGTTATAATAATCGTAGGTGCCAAATCTGCTAATTTTTTAAAAAAATCTGATACTACACTTATTAATTCAGGCGACATGTCTGTTTTAGCATGTACAATATCACCGGCTACATAGATTAATGAATCCTTTGTTTTTGTTTTCTTAATATAAGAATATAGTCGTTTAAATACTAACTGATATTCTTTATGTCGTTTTACATTCCTAACATGTACATCTGCAATGTGATAGATTTTATCTATCTTGTCTATTCCTGTATCTATAATGCGCATAATATCTTTTGTTCCATTAATTCTGTTTCACTCATTTTCTCAGTCATATTTAATATATCTGTTATTTTTTCAAATCCTAAATCATTAGGATCTTTTCCTGTTATGTCTACAAAATATACATCTAAACCATTTGACATAAAGTATTGTGCTGTCTCTAATGCTTGTTTACGTGCATCTTGATCTAAACATATATAAATTTTTCTTACGCCCTTTTCTACAATACGACGTTTTAATGTATTTGATATTGTTTTACCAAATAAAGGAATCACATTTCTTTTAATTGTAATTGCATCAAATGCACCTTCAACTAATATAATTGGCATATTCCAATTCACATGTAGTTCAAATCCTACAATATCTTTTGATGCTGGAGGATTCTTATGTTTATATTTATCTTCGGCATAATAAGCACGTGCAACAAAATAATTTAAACTTCCATTTGCATCATAGCTAGGAATAATTATTTTACCTTTATACGCACCTTTACGACAGTAACCAATTCTATATTTTAAGATATCATGTATACTAATATTACGCCCTTTAAGGTAATGTATGGCATTTCGAAATTCAGGACTCATTTCTTGTAACTTCCATAATGGTCTATATCCTTCAGGTAATTGTAATACCGGAGTATCAGTTGTTGTTTTTGATGGTCTCCATTCTACATCTTGTAGCAGTTCAACTAGTTTAGCTATCTTTTCTCGTTGAACATTTAATTTACGAAATAATATAGGAAGTTTTCGACCAGCCGCATTACATACCCAACAATGCCAATATTGAGTTACAATATTAACTTCCATCTTCTTTTTACTAGTATGACAGAAAGGACAATGAAATGCAATGTTATCATTAGAATTAATCTTCCCTCTACCCATTACAGATTCAAGAAGACTTATGATAGAGAATTTGCTCATTTGCTCATTTATTAATTATACTTATTTTCATAATCATTTCAATACTTTCATAATTATGTTTTTCTTTATTAAAATAAATAAAAAATTTTATTAATATGAATATATTAAAAAGATCTCGTAAAATCAACCTTTTGACGAGCTTTTTTTCTCCTTAAACCAACTCTCCGGAATAATCTTTTCTGCCCATGGTATATCATGTTTATCACAATACATTGCATAAGTAGTCTTTGACCCTTTCCTTATCTTTGTCTTTGAAGATTGGAATACCATTCTGATATCTAATTCCGGGTGTTGTTTTTTAATTAGTAGATGTTTTTTACGATCTTCTAAAACCCACCTACCTTTTGTTTCAACTAGTATACCATTTGGTAGTGTAAAATCAATTGTATATGTATGTTTAGTTTCTGGTTTGATATAATCTATAACTGTAGTTTCATATTCAAACTTAATTTTGTTTTCTTTTAATTGGTCTGATACTTTATGTTCAAAGCCGCTTCTATAACCATGTTTAATTGCATTTGCACGCAATTTGGATTTTGATCTCCATGCCATAACTAATTCCTCTATTTAATATAAATATTAGTAGTCCCAACGAACAACGAAATTCATATCAACATCATCTCGTTTTTGTATAGGCTGTGCTAATTTTCCAACTGCAACTAATTGTGATTCATCATTATATAATCCAATTGTTGTAATATAAGGCTTCAATGTTCCAGAAATAAATAAGTCTTTTCTAACTTCGCCAGGTAATAAATTGTTTTGAGTCGGTGAACATGCATCATTACCATCCGTAACGGGTGTATATGTTGCACTAGGATTCATTGATACATTTAATATATCTTTCGGGACACGTACAAATGCTTGATTTTCATATATAGTATGTGTTCCTCTATAACGGGCATTCCATGTATGATCGTCTCCAAATATACCTGAGCCAGAATGATATTGAGGGAGTACTGATGATACTACTGCTTGGCCATTCCTATGAAAAACATTACCTACTACATTGGTCTGATAAAGAGATGAACGCTCCGAACCTACTTCCCCATATACTCTGTTAGCCAATGATTGAATCCCGGCTTCATTGACAGCATAATCATACATACGAACTTCTGCTAAACTAATATTTGTTGTTTCTGCTCCTATAGCTCCTCCTTCTTTAGTACGACTTCCAAATGTTACATCTGCTGCATTTGCTGTTGGACCATCAGGTAATGATCCTGAATTACCTCCATGAGATTCTGCATTTGCAAAAATTTGTAATAAAGATCCAGAATTTCTAATTGTCCAATGACACCAATGATTAGATGATACTTCACAAGTTTGATTTACAGCCGGTAATGGATTTCCGGCAACTGACCCTTTTATATTATTAATACCATCACTAGCTTCCATTGTTAATTTTTGATAATCAGGTCCTGATGCTAATGTTACATGAAATGGTACACGTATATTAGATTCACTAACATTGGTATTTAAATTTGCTATTGAAAAATCTGCATATGATTGCTGACCTCTAGATGCCTGATATGTTAATTTTGATGTTAATGCATGTTTTGATAATATAACATCTGTACTTGTTTCAGTTGCTCCTTCAATTGTTAAAGTATTTCTAGCCCAAAATGATATTGTCCAATCATCACATTTTCCAAATCGATTAAAAACATCATCATGTGGTATTCGTATCTGACTACCTAGTCCTGCAGCAGTTACTCCACTCTCAATGAAATTTACAGCTAACCCAGATGGCTTCCTATATGCACTACTAGTTATATCTACTCCTGGCACTATTTCTAGGTCTCCGTGGTATGAAGCTAAACGGTCACTGCCATTCAATTTATAAGAAATACTTCCAGAGAATTTACCCAAAGTTGTATTTAAATATTCTGTATAATATTGATAGGTATCGTTAAACGACATATAGAATACATTTTTACTTGAAGAAGCAAAAAATTCTTTTTTTATTAATGGATCAACTAAATTTCCATCACCATCATCCTGTAATTTAATATCCAAATCTCCAATACTACTAGTAACTTGAAATGTACTATTCTTTATTCTCTCACCAACTTGATTGTATGGTAATGTTAAAGTAGATGAAGATATAAATAAGAATCTTTTATTTAATGGATTGAGAACATGTTCTGGTAATGCAGTTGATCGATTATCATAAAAACGTTGTTTAACAGCATGCCAAGAGACATACATATTAGTTCCATCGGAATTTGTAATATATGGAATCTCTCCGTCTTGATCAATACGACCGTCATAATAAATACCGGATTGTGTTACATGTCCGGTTCCAATATTATTACTTAATACATAATATTGTTTATAGGCCTTAAATGGCCTTTGATGAACGTCCGCAGATTTAATTTGTCTAAATACATTTGACATATCATATCGCTATTTGTTAGAAGTCTAATTTAACTTTGATTAATGCTTCTCTTGTAAACGATTTTAATAATGGTTGACTTAGTTTTGCTACTGCTAACAATTCTCTTTGTGCATTATAAAGACCGATTGAAGTAATATAAACTTGCGGATCAGCTGCAAATGATGAATATGCAACTTCTCCTAATGACCCTGTTGTAAATGTTGGATTATTTGAATAATTATATTCACCATTTTTAATTCGTACGAAGTAATAAGTTGCAGTAACCTTTTCAGATGACCTTGCTTGAATACCACCTGTCCTTGTTGATGTATCAACTAACCCATGAGATGATGATATGGAATGAAATAATTTAACTGTATTATCACCTTGTACTTGTGATCCTGATACTGTTCCAAAATTTGTATTGGTATCTAATACATCACCATTTAATATTGCAACACCATGTTGTGGATATAACAATCCATAATATACTGGAGCTGTTGGACTAAAAATCGATGTTCCTCCGTCGATTGAACCAGATATTAAATTATATACTAAACCTCCTTCTGTTGCACTTGGATCATTAATAGATGAATCATCAATAACTTGTACATATACACCACTTCCATCTAATTTTACATTTGAACCAGTATGTTCTGAATTCTGTCCAGCATTACCACCTGCTCCTTCAATAAACTGTGAACCTGATAGTCGAGCTAATGAAACTTCAAAATTTCCTGGATCAACCTTTTCTCTTATTCTTGCTCTATTAAAATTTAATACATATATTGAATCGGTATCTGTTCCGTTAATTGTAAATTTCTTATCATTTGGTGCTAATAATAATTGAGCATATTGTCTATAAATAGCTCTTGATGGCGTATCATTATTTAAATTACCTGTCAAATCTACTGAACCGGAACCATTAAAATGTCCATATGCAATAGATAATTCTGATGCTGCCTGACTATTATTTGCAGGATCTGCTATTGAACTTAATTCTTGATAATATGTTTTTTGAGTTGCAGTTAATAAAGAAGATGTAAACATTGTAGTAAAACTACCAGTATTACCTGAAAACAATCCTTTAGTTACAACCTCTTCATATTCGCCTCTAATATCGCCAGTACCAAAATTTGTAAATATTCTTCCCTGTGCTGCTATTT